CTTGCTGGAACACTTTTTATTTCTTCTAAATTTGTCTCAGGCACAACAACATTAGATTGTTTTTCCACCTTTTTCAAAAAGTCATAACCGCCAGCCTTACGTATCTCATCAACATCTCCACGTTCCAAAATTTCAGTGGCCTTTTTAGGACCATTGATAATTATGTCTTTAAGAAATTCTGTGCCGCCTTCTTGGTCTATCTGTTTTTGTGTTTTAGCATTTTGTAAAATGGCTGCTGCTTCTTCTGGTGTCTTAACGTTCATGTTGTCAACTTTGTCAACACCAAATTGCAATAGTTTAGACAATGCTACAACAGCAGCTGCACTTCCAAAAATTGCCAACAACAAAGGATTGGTCACTAATGCACCTAAAAATCTCAAAAGTGCAGTAAAGGCACCAGAACCAAATATGGTTTTTAGAATTTTTGTGAAATCAAACTTTTCAAGAAAACCTTTTACCCAGTCTTTGAGTGTTTCAACCAATCCACCCAACATACCCATGAAACCCTCACCATCTTTTTTGGATGGTTTCACCACAGTGGCAGTTTTCTTACCAGTTAAATTACCCAGTGCTTCTAGTAATTCTTTATGTCTTCTTTCGTCCTCTAATTGGTTTTCTTCTTCACGGTTCTTGGCCAATTCCCTACGTTTAACATTTTCTTCATGTGTAGATGCCATAAGTTGGTACATCTTACGTAAAATTGGATTGGAAGCAGAATCACCTTCACCAGAAGGCATTCTAGTTATCTTAGATGCAGTCTTATTACGTTCATGGATTGGTTTCAAACGACCTGTGAAGTACTGAATGTCACGTACATCACGTTTCATAAAGTGACCTAACAGAGCAGGACCCAAGGATGAACCAAAAGTCAGCATCTTTGCGATATTCAATGGGTCCAAATATTGTGTGACACCCATCACTTTTGCACGTGTTTTTAGTGAAATGGTTTTCTTAGCCGCAGAAAATATACCACTTTCATACATCAACTGGTCAGCAAACGTGTCCATCAGACCCGTTTTTCTAATTCGCTTGGCTTGTTGGTAGGTAATACTCATTTCATTCTACTCTTTCTTTCGTAAGCGGAACTATCATCACCACTTACTATTGGATGATTTTGTTGTTGAGATTGTGATATATTCACATTTGTCTGATTGATTGTACTTGATGGTTGAATTGGTGTATTCAACTC